GAATACAGAACGAAGCAATACTTAGCGTCGGCCTTGTCCTGGCGTTTTGCATCGATGTCAAAGAACACAGAGCTATCAGCGTCATAGATTGGTTCTATGCGGATGCGCTGGCGTTCGTCCTCATCGTTCTCATCATCTTCATAGGTAGTGCGTAAGCGCCATGCGCCAAAGCCACCGCCAACTGCTTCCTCAAAAGCGTTGTCGTATGCTTCTTCTGCGCCGCTGTCCCGTTCGTCTGCACGATAGAGACCGTTGCACGTTTCTGTTAACTTGTCGTTTGCCTCGCCATCTTTGCTAACAAAGTCTACGGCAATGCGGTTATTACGATATTCGTTGATGATACGGATGACGCTAAGGTGAATCTTGTTTACCTCAAAGCGTGGCTTGTTTTCGTATTGGTCACCGAGTGGGCCTTCCCACTGTGCGCCAGCGATGGAATAGAAACGCCTGTCTTGAAGGCATTGTAGGCGCTCATCACGCACCGACGATTGAACGCGGTCGAACTCTACCATCGCCTGTTGATGGATGTTCGCAAACCTTTGTTCTCTATTCAGTCGAGCCATTTACCACCTACTCACAGTTGCTAAAGGTTGCACATCGAAAGTCTTTGGAACGACTGCTCGACGGATGGCCTCACACGCATAACGTAGTGCGTCTATAAGGTGATTATCACGATCCGCAAGTATTGGCAAGATTTGTCCTGTCAAGGGGTCAGTTTTATAACTGTAGCACGTTAATTCGTCGATCGTGTGCTGGCAGCGAGGGTGGACAACGATGTCATATGACTTCAACCATTCGACGCCTTCCTCTACAGACTTAGGCCCTTTGACTGCCGCCATAATCTTTGGGAAGCCATGTTTACGCATATGGCTGATGGTTTCAGGTCTGGCGCTATCAGCAACGATGGGCCACTTCTCAGAATCCGGCACAGTGAAGAACAGGTCTGGCGTGTCCATAATCTCACAGCCAACGCGATAGGCTTCGTGATCGACATAGATTGTTCTGCCAATAACATGACAGCGGATTAGAACAGTCGGGTCAGATGCAAAGCCCCAGTCAGCGCCGAAGCGGTGCGTTGCGTCCTCTGGTGTATCGAAGTCCTCAATCTTCCAGTTGCGGAATACACGGGCTTCGCTGTTCGATGCGTAGCTTCCCAACCAAACGTGCTTGTATTTGTCAGGGTCACGCTCTCGATCGTATTCCATCTCCGCTTTAAGCACATCAGGGAACCAAGGATTGTCTCGATAGTTTACCTGTGCAACGATAGCGTCAGGTGGCGGATTCTCACCACGCAGCAGCATATCAATCGGGTCGGTGCTGTTCAGCGGGTTCCATGTGAACCATAGTTCGCTGTCTGGCTTACGGATTGTTGGACGCAATAGGTCAAGTGAACGTTGCGATAGCGTCTGCGATTCCTCAACCCAAGCGCAGTCGTAACCTTCCAGCGACTTAATGGAGTCAGCGGTGTGGTTCTGCATCCCCTGGAAGATGATTAGGCCATCGCCATGCCGTGATTTAATCTGGGTTTCTTGAATCTCAAAGTAATCCTGAACACCAAGCTGTTCGATCTTTAGCTCCAGCAAACGCTTAACGGATTGCGCTAATGACTTCTGAATCTCGCGGACGCATACTGTTCTGCGCCGCTGATCCATAACGTGCGCTTCGATAACCATTTCCGCAAAGGCATGGCTCTTGCCTGAACCACGCCCACCATGTGCGCCCTTGTAGCGACTAGGCTTTAGGAATGGCTTAAACCATCGCGGGGTTTTAATCTTCAGCGTTGTCATCGATCACTTCACGCTGGATGCGCTGGATCATGCTGCCAGTGATACTAAGCTTAGTCGGCTCGTTAAACCCATGCATTACGTTTAGCTCTTTAACGGCTGCTGTCATGCCTGTTGATGTCTTTGCATCCTGGGCAATACGATACGCTTGTATCAACCCTTTGACAGACATTTCGCGTGTCCATAATTGCTTTTCAACAACCTGTGATTTCAATTCATCAACCCTTATAGCAACCTTAGGGTTTTTCATCAGGTTGGATGCCTGCACATAAATGCTGGCATCAGATCCAGTCTTAGCGTCATAAGCAGTTCGATAAGCATCTGCTTGCCCCATGCCATCAGCAATGCATTGAGCGAACAATTCTTGTTTTGCAGTCAACTTATTTTGAGTCATTGAATGTCTCACCTGTCTCTGCGTGGATAGCTTCCCTGCCTGTAAATTGCTGCCAACGATTAATGATTAAATCCACATACAACGGGCTTAATTCCAAGCCATATGCGTTTCTTCCATTCTTCTCCGCTGCCATCAGAGTTGAACCACTCCCCATGAACGGATCGAAAACGACATCATCAGGATCAGTATACGCTTTTATAAAGAACTCTGGAAGACCTACCGGATAAGCAGCCGGATGCCCTAATGCCTCAGATTGAAAGGTCGGCAGTCTGTTACCAGGATAAGCCATTCCTGCTGCAACCGCATTACCATCAACGGCAGACACATGGCCTTGGCGTTGCGCTGCATTGGTGTTGCCAGCGCCCTTCCCCTTTGCTTTAGGAACAGCCTTTGATTCATGCTTCACTGCGTCTGGATTAAACTTCCATTCACCCTTGGTAAAATGATAGATTGGCTCAAATTGGTTCTTGAACCTTCTTGCAACCTGTTGAGGTATTCCAGCTCTCTCCCAGCAGAACTCATCTGCATAATTCCATTGCCATTTGCGCGCATGGGCTAACACTAAGTCAAATACATACAGCTCGCGTTTTATGCCTTCAGCATTAGGCTTGATGTTGCAGAAATACGAACCATCGTTTTCTAGGTTTGCATAAATGTTTGTTGCAATGTCTTCATACCAATCCACATACTCATCAACGTGAATGGGTTTGAAGGATGATTCTTTATCATATTCCCGCTGTGACGCATACGGAGGAGATGTAACCACCAGGTTAATCATTTTCCCATCAAGAACCTTTGCGACATCGTTGAAGGATTTGCAATCTCCACACATTAACCTGTGATTGCCCAATATCCAGACATCACCCACAATGGTCTTTGCTGTTTTAGGCATCTCAGGAACAGTGTCTTCATCCACCAATTTAACGGACGGCACTGTCTCCAGCAATCCATCGAGAAAATCATCATCAAATCCCAACAGCTCTAGGTTGAAGTTCTCTAGGTTAAGGTCTTCAATCTCCGCCTTCAACATATCCATGTCCCACCCTGCGTTTAGGGCAAGCTGGTTGTCTGCTATCACTAAGGCGCGTTGTTGAGCCTTTGTCAGATGGTCAAGGATAATGGCTGGCACTTCTTCCATGCCAAGCTTTCTTGCTGCCAGTAGGCGTCCATGTCCTGCAATGATCGTGTTATCGCCATCTATCAGGATTGGGTTAGTCCAGCCGAACTCTTTTATGCTGGCTGCGATCTGGGCCACCTGTGCATCGCTGTGCGTGCGGCTGTTGGCGGCATATGGAATTAAATCTGCGACTAGGCGCGTTTCAATCTTTGGTGTCATCTCAGCTTCCAATAAGGTCTGGTGGAAACCTTCTAGAGCATCTTAGTCACTGTGTCCATAATGTATGAAGTCAACTATCCACTTCATATCGATTGAAGGCTTTGGCTTCCACTTCAAGAAGCTTTGCAAGATAGTGCTGCGCCTTCATCAAATCCTCAATTCCATTCTTATCACGATAGCGTGCGAGATATTTTATGCAGTTTCCCTGTAAATATCCTGAGAATGCTTCTTGCGACATCCAGGACTCCATCACTTGCCAAGGCTGAACGCTTTTGGATGCGTAATGGTTTCCGCCTACTTGTTGTGAATTAACACTCATCATCTTCCTCCTCGTCTAAATAGCAAAACGGGTCATAGCCCTTTAGCATTGCATCGACTGCAACCATGATAGGCCCAGTGATACGCACTTTGCCAGCTTCCATCTTGCGAATGGTTGTGCCGCCATTGTCAGGCGATAGGCGGAGAGCGTCCGCCATCTCGTTTACGCTGTAGCCCATGTAGGCTCTAGCTAGTTTAAGCTTTGCTGGCGTCATGCTGATGCTCCTATAAACATATCCCCTTGGCGCTGTGCCTTGTCTAGTCGTTCACACGCTAATGTGAAATATGCTTCGTTCTGCTCAATGCCTATAAACTTGCGGCCAGCCATAACAGAGGCAACTCCGGTTGTTCCACTACCCATGAATGGATCTAAAATTGTCTGCCCTAAGTTTGTGAAGTCAGCAATAAGTTCCGACATTAATCTGCGCGGTTTTTCAGTAGGGTGCAGGCCAGTGCGTTCCGCATTGTTCACTAAATGCGTGTAGACGCCACGCTTCCCGCCTGCATTCCATTTTGCGTGCCCAGTACCAGCCCATGCACAGACGAAGTTTTCAGCGCCCTGTGCTGGCCCCTGTCCGTTTAACTGTGGCGTAGAGTCTGGCTTTATCCAAACGCAAGCTCGTTTGTATTTCATGGGGCTAGCATTGATATGCTCCGCCCATTGCCATACGCCTTCAACTGTGCAGAATGCTATGAACCAACCTTGGCAAATTTCTGATGATGACGCCACAAATGGTTCGCGTATCGCGTCAACTGAATCAAAGTTTATCTCTTTTAATTCTGGCCCAGAATCCTTACGCAAATTTGACAAATGCGCTTTTGCCGCGTGAAGCGACGCCTCATATGGCGGATCGCATATAATGTGGTCAACCGTTCCAATATTCGGCATGATGTCTAAGCAGTCACCAAGGTATAAGGTGGCGTTTCCGATTATCACTGACTCAGTCATTTTCAGATTCCATTTCCGCCATCTTCTGCAATGAGTGAACAATGGTGCTGTGATCGCGGTTCATAATTCTTCCAATCTCTGTGGTTGAATAGCCCTTGCCTCTCATCCACACAACGCATTTCCGCCTTACTTCTACCAATGGCTTCAGTTTGCTTCTGCCTAGAATGTCTTCAAGTGTGTAACCGTGTAATTCTGCAATGGCATCAATCTCTGCCAAATTCTTTTCCCTTGGCGTCATGAATGTTCCTTAATGGAAGTTCCGTATAGCATTAGATTTTGTCCTTTTTAATAAAGCGGCCCGTGTTTGAATCGCGCAGTGAAGCGTTGCGTTTCAAGAGTAACAATTCCGTTGTGTCCTTTATCCATGCATTCCGCCACCAAGTGCGGTCAACGTGCGTTTGCCATAAGATAAGTAGCGTTGTGGCTTCCAGCGCCAGCATCGCAATGATTGCGATTTGATATTGGTTCATTTAATCCTCCCTACTTACTGTGTTAATGGCTTAGTCGGCATCGACAAAATCATGGTATAGCAATGCCTCTGTGACGATTGCGGCAGCACAATGTTCTGCGCTTGAAAACTGATCCATGTAAGCAAATCCCATTGCGTCAATGCAAGCATCAAACAAGCGGTTGCTGTTGCGGATGTATTCGTGCGGATCAGCGCATTCTTCAAATGGGCCAGCGCGAAGCTGCTTTGATAGAAGTCCGTCGATGCGTTCAAATTGGCGAAGAGTGATGCTCATGCGAACGTAAACTCCCGTTCGTGAAAGCAGTGAGCGAACCAGCGAGGAGCTGGATTGCTGCTAATTAGATCAGCAAAGAAGGCATATTCTGCATTACCTTTGCCATCAAAGCGAAAGCAACGATCGGAAGGCTGGCGCTCATCAGCGTCAGTGACTTCGATGAAAACACCGTCAGCGAGTGTGGAAAACTTTACTAGCATTAAACTTACTCCTTAAAGGCGAGGCATTGCCTCCGTTGCTGTTGCACCCTCATAGTCTTGGTGATTTTATATGTAAAGCACTTTTTTCAATTAAATATCATTTTTGCCGTTTTGCGTGTTCTATTGCGGCAATAGCCCATTCCTTTGGCGCTCCAGCATACTTACCTTTGGCCCAGTTCTTTCGTATATCATCCATAGATATGCTTCCAAGGTCATATTTAGCCAGGTCGCACATTAGGTTTGTGGCTGCGCTGGTGCTAGTCTTGACCAATTTGTAAGTTTCTCCGTAGCTCTGCAAGCTCCTCTGCCGTAACGTATTCCTGGGGCGGAGCGTAATCGCGGTAGTGAATCATCAAAAGATGCTTGGCGCGATTGATCCTGCGTCTGCGATCATAGCCCTCATTCTGAACCACCGAATCTATCTCCGCTGGCGTTGGCATGAACTTGCAAGTCCGCAGCAGCTTTAGAAACGCGCTGCGTAAATCGACCAATGGATAGATTCGCAGTGTCAGCCAATACAGTTCTAACCGCTCCGCTTCTTCCTCCACACTGCGCTTCTGGCTGGCTGTGGCTAGTGAAAGCTTGGCAATCATAACCTCGACCTGTTCGCGATCAGGCATTGGTGGCCTTGGTGCGTCCACAAACTGCTGAAGGGTCTCCGCAGACTTAGGCCCAATCGTCGGTAGGTCGCTCCCCATCAGCAGCTCGTCGAGCTTGGCTGGCAATGACTGCTCTGACCATTGAATTGGTTGGTTCTGCTGCGTGTTTGCTATTTCCTGCATTGGTCGCGCCTTTCGGTTCGTATATATCCAGCCAGCCGTTGATTGTCGAACGGTCTAGCAATTCGTTGATGTCATGTCCTACTGAGTGCAAGGCTTCCAGTTTGGTAAGCGCCCTTGCTTTCGCTCTATCGGTTAATGGGCGCTTGCGTTGCTTCCGCATCTCCACCCAACCGTTCCAAGCATCTATAGGCAACCATAGGGGATACCCCTCTATAATAACTGGTTTATGGTTATTGGTTATTGGTTTATGGTTAGTGGTTAAGGTTACGACTGGGTTCTCACTGGCAACCGACTCGGAACCCACTGGGTTTTCCATGGCCTGTTTTATCGCAGTTTTCGGTCGCCCACCGCGCTTACCGTTCTCTCTATTGCGTTCAGCCTGACGATGATATTCCTCAATATCAGCATCGCATCGAGGATGCCTCCATCCTTCTTCAGTGCAAATAAACATATCATTGAGCAAAACTTCAATCACACCCACATCTATTCGGATGCGTCTGGCAACCCACTGGGTTTCGAGTGGGATAGGTGATTCAGTTTCATAATACATATCTAGCAGCCGACGATAAGCCAAGTCCTCGTCGTTGGTTAGATGGCGTGTCGATCGAGCGTAATCGCCAATGTTGAATTTATAATAATGCATGATTAATTTACTCGCCTTTTAATGGCGGTAATATCTTGCGTGATGGTTCTGTGGCGTGTATTACTCATTACAGCGATGCCTCCTCTTGCTAGGCGTTGTTAGAGCGGGTCGAGTGCTTTTTGCTTTTTCAGCACTCCCCGCTCGCTCTTACATAACTCAAAACGCACATTTGTAAAAGCTAATTTTGGCAGCATTGACAACCAATACGCTGATAGCGTATTCTGTGCGGATTGGTACCTCCTTACCGAAACGAACTTGGGTGGCTTCGGTCACCCATTTTTATTTGGTCTCACGAAGATCGTGATGTGGGAATAGCGCCTTAAAGACAGCGCGGCGCAAAGGCCAATCTCTGACAACGACTCCCTTCACATCTTCAGTCACCAGCATACCGTTTTCGACATATTCGAAATCAGATTTATAGCCAACGCGCCTGCCATTGGAATGTTTAAGCTGGCGTCCATTGATGACGAACCAGTATTGCGGGTGGATCATCAGGTCACTTATCTCTCCAGCAGCTTCCAATGCGTGCAGTTCATTGCAGCGCATAGCCTCACGTTTGCTGTCATGTGTATGACCAGCCCTGCACTGCGATTTGACAGCACGATACTTTCCGAAACGTTTCATGCGTTAAGTTTCTGCTCTATTAGGCGATCGAGTGCGTCATTGGCTGCAATCCATGCGCCTAGCTGTGGTTCAGTGCGTCCACTTTTCCAATTCGACAGCGTGACGCGGGTGATGCCAGCCTCAATTGCTATCTTGCAAGCCCTGATTTTATGCGTCCTGGCATAGCTAAAAAAGTTCGCAATTTCGTTTTGTACCTGGTTCATATTCAACTTTCTTTGGGTTGTGGATAAAAAGAGCTTTTAATCTTCTGAAAATTAGTTACAAGGGGTTTGGCAAATAAAAGGAGATACCGCAATGCCAGTACATAAAAAGATTAACGAAGCGCGGATTGCTTTCCACGCATTACCTCTAAAAAAGTCCGGCCATAATACGTTTGCTGGATATAAATATTTTGAGCTTTCAGACTTTGTGATTCCAGCCCTTCGCATTTTTAACGATGTCGGATTGTGCGCGATCATAAGCTTTTCAGAATCCACAGCGTCGATGCACATTGTCGATGTCGAGGATGGAACTCAGGTGATTATTCACAGCCCAATGGGATCAGCCAATCTTAAAGGCTGTCACGAGATACAGAACATTGGTGCTTGTGAGACTTACTCCACCCGCTATCTCTGGACAGCAGCCCTTTGCATTGTCGAGCATGACGCACTGGATGCTACCACAGGCAAGATCGAACCAGCACCACGCGAAAAGTTTATCAGCGATAAGCAGTTTGCTGAATTGCAAGCCTTGGTAGACGAAACCAAAACAGACATGGCTCTGCTCTGCAAGCATTACAAAATCAGCGCACTCAAGGAATTGCAGGAAATCCGCTTCGATGCGGTTAAGGCTGCATTAGAAAAGAAGCTGAAATGACGGACGCAGCTATTATACAACGCAGTCCCGAATGGTATGCAGCACGTTGTGGAAGCCTTGGCGCTTCCCAACTTGCAGACGCCCTAGCCAAGACCAAATCAGGCTGGGGAGCATCACGCGCCAACCTTCGCGCAACCCTTGTGGTCGAAAGGCTCACAGGCCAGCAAGAAGAAGGATTTATTCGCAGTGCAGCAATGCAATGGGGAGTAGACAAGGAAGAAGAAGCTAGAATCGCCTACAGCTTCATTACAGGCCATGATGTGACTGAGGTAGGGTTATATAAGCATCCTACCATTATAGGCACTCACGCCAGCCCTGACGGGCTTGTGGGCGATGATGGCTGCATAGAGATTAAATGCCCAAACTCTGCCACACACATAGAAGTGCTCAAAACTAATCAAATCGCGCACAAATATATACTACAGATGCAATGGCAGATGGCTTGCGCCGATCGTCAATGGTGCGATTTCGTAAGCTTCGATCCACGAATGCCAGACCATCTAATGCTTTACATTGCGCGGGTGCAGCGCGACAACGATATGCTGGCGACTTTGGAATCAGAGGTTGCCGCATTTCTGGCAGAAGTTGACAAAGACGTAGAAGCATTATCAGAGCTAGGAATCCCATCATGACACAGAACGAAAGAGTTTTCGATCACTTGCTTACTGTTGGGCCAATCCGTCCAATGACAGCATTGAATGACCTTGGCATCTATCGCCTAGCCTCAAGGATTAATGATCTGCGAAAGGCTGGGCATAAGATTAAAACCAAAAAGGTTGAGGTGGTCAATCGCTGGGGCGAATCATCTTACATTGCTGAGTATAGCCTGGAACTTGAAGATGCTGCCTAATCGCATTGCCAAGAGGCAAAAGCGTTCATCGCGCTGGCGCTCACAAGGCCACCTGAATTTCATTCGATCGTTCCATTGCTCGATTAATGGTTGCCAGGATATGCCGATCGAGTGCGCTCACGTTCGCAATGGTAGCGGCGCAGGAATGGGGCAGAAGCCAGATGATTGGCGGGTTGTTCCATTATGCCGCGAGCATCATAATCAGCAACACACAGTTGGTGAGCAGACGTTCTGGAAAGGCATTGACGTAGAAGCTTTGATTGAAGCATTTTGCAAAGCCAGCCCAAAGGCGCGTGAGATTAAAGAGGCTCAAGACAAGTGACGCAAACAGTTTGGCTTCGCGGTGAATATCAAAGACGATTGGCTCACCAGTTGATTGACAAAGCGCCGCAAGACGCAGTTGTTAAGATTAGCCAAGCCAAGCGATCCGATGATCAGAATGCAAAGATGTGGGCCATGCTGTCAGACATTAGTCGATCAGCACCAGAAGAAAGGCGTCACATACCAGAAGTTTGGAAGTGTATTTTTATGGCAGCATTAGGGCATGAAGTGATGTTCACAATGGGCCTAAACGACCAGCCTTTCCCAATAGGCTTTAAAACATCAAAGCTAACTAAGGCCCAGATGTCAGATTTAATTGAGTTTGTGTATTCGTATGGGGCGCAACACAACGTAAAATGGAGTGAAGAAAATGCAGAATATTATAATATCAGGTAACGTAGGCAAAGACGCAGAGCTTCGCACAGTGCGCGACAGCCAGGTTCTTAGCTTCAACGTAGGCGTCAAGAACGGATTCGGTAAAGATGCTGGCAGCGTTTGGTATCGGTGCAGCTTATGGGGCAAGGCAGCGGAAGTGTTTGCTGGCAGTCTAAAGAAAGGCACTAAGGTCTTTGTATCTGGTGAGCTTACGCATGACGAATACGAAGGCAAGTCACAGTTCAATGTGCGCGTTGGAAGCATTGATACAGCGCCGCGATCGGAAGCTGGCGGAAGCAGCACCACTGCCGATACTAGCGTCACATGGGATAACGTAAAGGACTTGGATGATGATGTCCCATTCTGAAGAACCTACCAAAACACGCAATGAACTGCCGACACGCACTAGGAATATTCCTCCACCGTCTGAATATCTGGAGCATCGCTATAGGCAGAGCAACCAGGCGATCGTGGATTCATCCAAAGCATTGTTGAAGGCGCAGTTAAAGGCTGGGCATCATACGCTAACGCCCGAAAGCTACAAGGCGATCGTCAGGAAATACGACTGGCAGTTCTGCTTACATCCTACATTATTCTAAGCCAAATGGCGGGCGGCAATGAGCTTCCCGCCATTATTTTTGTCTGTTATGAAAAAAGTGCTTTACACATTAAAAGGCCCTTTTTATAAGAGGGCATCAACCCAGGGGCCATGCCCCGCCAATACGGAGGAAGTTATGATAACTGATAATCTAACCGAAGAAGAACGGGTTCAGCGCCGCATAGAATTTTACAGGGAAGTCTCAAAAGGACTTGCTGAAACGCTCAAGGCATATCCGCTGCAAGAGGATGTATATACACCGCATCCAGATGATTACGATGGCGGACGCTTTGATTATCTAACTTCACGAGGTGTAAAATGACCAAGATGACAAAGACTCAATTCTGGCTGGCTGTAATATGGTTTGCTGCAATGATAACAATGTTTGCAACGGAGAGGACATTTTAAGATGACATTGATCGAACTTAGAAACATCGTCGCGGATCATGTTCAAATGATGCACGGCAACCCAGAATTTATCCGCCAGATTAGAGATGGTGAGCAGGATGATGGCCCATTCATAACAGGCGCTTTAGCGATCTGGGCAAAGTTCATGGAAGGCTTGCAACCAGCACCAGAGGTATTGGCAGATGATTAAGGCAGCACAAGCAGCGCCTTTAGGCAAGACGTATCGCGTATCTTCTGAGAACGCATGGCCCCTTAGAGGATTAGACGGAAAGACATTTGCAGAGCGCCGTGCAGAGCGTGAGAAGGAGCAAAGCAAATGAAACGCTATATAATCAGCAAGGGAAAGGCGTTCAGGATTCGCACTGTGGAAGGCGTCACGTTTATAACTAGATTAGTCTAGTCTGCCTCAAGCATTTCTGTGGTTATCATAACCCTGCCTACAGCACCATACTTTTTATGGTACGTTATTGCCCAGGCTGCTCGATCAGCAATCCAGCCACCACGCGCAGCATAAGCGTCACGCGCTGCCAAGGTTGGATGCTGAACCACAGTTACGCCGTTATATTCTTTCTCGTCCCTGTGATGGCGATGTCCGCAGTGTATTTCGCGCCTGCTAGTCCTGCCCCATTGCTGCGGGAACTGTGCCGCAAACAGAAGCGGTAGGCTCTCGTTCTTAACTTTATGACCATGATGGATTCCCAACATAGTGCTGCCCCATTCAAATACATAGAATGGCAGGACGCTATCGTTGACAGTGACGCGAGGTTCTTCTTCGTAATGCACCGAAAACAAATCAGCCAGCCAGCCGCTTGCTTCTTCGTCGTGATTGCCTTCCGCTATAATCAGATGCACTTCCTGATGGCGCAGCAAAGACATTGTTACCAGCGATCGAATGACGCGGATTGCAGACTTGCGTATCTTAGGGAAACGGCTGTCAGCATCCAGAACGTGCTTTGAAGCTGGTGTTACTGGTGTCTTGCCATCCGTATGCAGAAAGTCGCCCTGGATGTTAATAACTGCCGTGTGAGCCTTTGGGCTTTGTTCTATCATTTGTTGCAGTGCAGCAATGATGGTGCGCTCTGCGATAGATATGTTCCAATCGCTTCCACCCTCTTGATGCCATGCCAGCATTCCAAGGTGGTAATCAGTGAACGTATAAAGGTTGCACAGATGCTCCTCAGAAGCCGCTGGAGCAACGATTGATACCACAGGCGGTATCTCGTCCTTAAAGCCCTC